ACGGGCTTGTCGGTGCTGTCGTCGAAATCGACATCGATGGCGGTGAGGCGCGAGGCGTGGGCCTTGCCGGATAGCCGGGGGTTGGCGGCCATGGCGGTCTCGACCTCGAGGGCGATGGTGTCGAGGGTATCGTCGAGCGTGGCGCCGCCCTTGGCCAGCCCGCGTATGACGATGGGCAGGACGCGCTGCTGCAGGGTGTCCTGGTCGGCCGGCTCGATCTGTTCGGTGTCGTTGCTGTGCACCAGCAGGCACGGGAGATCGGCTGCCGTTTGCGGGTACATGCGCGACTGGCGCACGCGGGCGCCGGTGGTGGCGAGACCGGTGACCTGGGCGGCAACCGCTTCGCGGATTTGCTGGCGCAGGTGCGGCATGTCAGGCGGCCTCGAGGATCAGGCGGGTGAGGCCGGCGCCGTCGGGGTGGATGCCGACGACGGTGTAGTTTGTGGCATCGACGACGACGGCATTGCCGATCGCCACGGCCGGGACGGCGGCGGTCTGGATTGTCAGCACCGGGGCGCTGCCAGCGACCAGGCCGAGGGCGGCGGCGTAGTCGTCATCGATCAGGGCGAGCGTGGCGGTGCCGCCGATCGTGGCGGGGATGCCGAAGTCGGGGAGCATCAGAGGGATGTCGGCGGCGGGGGACATCGAGCGCGACTACAGTTGGCGGGCCAGGATTCCCACGGCGATTGCCAGCGTGGCGATGGCGTCCTGCGCTTGGGCGAGGTTAGTGATGTTGGCCGCGACCCAGGCCTGCACCTGTGCCGGCGTCATGGTTTTGAGCGCGGTGAGTTTGGCGTAGGCGCGGGCGGCGGCGCGGTCGGATTCGTCGGGCGTCGGGGCTGGCGGGGCGATGTAGTCGGGGCCGGAGCGCACCGTGAAGCCCGAATTCTCGAACGTGACGTTCTTGGGATCGGCGACCGCGAAGGCGGCGTTTTCACCGGCGAGGGTGGCGGGGTAGCGTTGGATGGTCATGTCGGTTATCCCGGTAAGACTTCAATCACGAACGCCTCCAGTATTTGGTTTGCGTCCGCCGTTACCAGCGATGCGGAATACGACAAAGTGACATCCGCAGCGGTGTTGATCGCCGAGTATTGCGAAGCTGATCCAGGGTAGCCAGCGTAGCCTCCGAAGGCGTCAGGGCAGACTTGAGATGCGACCGAATTTCTGTTGGCAATTGTTTGGCTTGAGTGCGTTGATGATTTGGTTGCGGCAGATATTAACCAACTCATTATGGAGACCGAGCCGAATTTGGCCCTGATAGTACGGTTTGCCGCAGTACCAGCCGATGTCGTGCCGGTCTGCGTCATCCGCAACATGCCTGATGGGCCGAGCATTCCACCCGGCAAGGTTATTGCTGCTATTTGAATATCCGCCGCCGTTGTCTGTGTATATGCTCCCGGTCCAGCATCCACCACGGCGGTAGGCACGGCAGGAATTGCATCCTGCGGACGCCCGCTGCTGTACATGTTGTTGTACACCGTCGCCGTTGTCGCTGCCGTGATGCTGGCGTAGTACATCCCGGCAGGCGATCCGCTGAAGACCTTGCCCGCAGGGAAATACATGAAGCATGGCTGCGGGAACACGCTGTATGGCAGCGCTGTCAGGCCGGTAAGCGCGCCGTTCGCGCCCATCGTGCCGCTGCTTGGCAGGATCATCGGGATCGCGGATTGCGCGAGGATGATCGGCACGCCGTTGGGCTGGCGCATCCTGGCGTGCGCGCTGGCGTGCGCCAGTTCGCTGGCGGTCAATTCCGGCGCGGCCACCCAAACCGCCTTGCCCTGATTGACCAGGTCCGCCTCGAGCGCGGCGGACAACGACAGCGTCGAGCCATCGACGGGCGACAGCACTCCGGCGATGAAGATGGATTGCAGCAGGCGAATCGACATGACGGCTCCAGGCGGTTGGCGGGGTTACGCGAATCAGGCGGCGGCTTGCTCCGCTGCCTTGGCGGCGGCGAGGTCCGCGGCGGCTTTGAGCATTTCGGCGGTGGCGGTGTTGCGGCCGGATTTGTCGGGGTCGTCGCTCTTGCTGGCGTAGAGCGCGCGATCGGCGCGCACCAAGGTCAGGGCGGTGTCCTTCGGCACGACAGGGGTTTCCCCGGCGTCGTGATGCAATCCGCCGCGATCGTCCTCGAAGTTGATCAGGGTCGGGGTGGTGATAAGCACTTTTGGCATGATGGTGTCCTTGCTGTGGCCTGCGGCCCGCCCGGAATCGGCTCCGGGCGGGGGTCGCTGCGGGCGGTGGTGGGTATGGATTACGTGGTCAGCATGTCCTTGATCGCCGCAAAGCTGGCGACATGGCGCACGGCGACATCGAGGTCCTGCAGGGCGACGACGCGCTTGGTGCCGCTGGTGCTGCCGGTGTAGGGATCGAGCATTACGTCGAGGCCGCCCCACATGCCGAGCAACAGCTCGGACCAGTTGCCGAAAATCTCGGCCGAACACACCGCACCAGAGCTGCCCTTGACCAGGTTGCTGGGCACGGTGTTGGTGACGACTGCGTCATAGCCGAGCACGTCGCCGATACCGCGCTCGCGCCCGCTGGTCCAGACCGCCTTGCCGTTGGTGCTGGAGAACTCCTGCGTCTTGCGCAGCTTGCCGCGGGCCTTGCTGTTGGTGAGGAAGCCGAGATTGCCGACATCGGCGTTGGCGTTGGCGACGGCGGACTCGAGGTCCACCTGCGAATCGTAGGTCGGCACTGCGCCGTTGGTGCCCAGCGCAACCGAGCCGATGCCGCTGGTGTTGAGGATCCCGGTGGGCTCGTTGCTGGCGCCGGCGCCGTTGATCGCGGCATATTGCACGGCCTGGGCGATGATCGAGGCGAGGTCGGCGCGGACGAAGGCCTCGATGTCGATCGATGCCTGCAGCAGCAGGCGGCGGCTGTAGTCGGTGAAGGCGCCGACAGTCTTCGGCGTCAGGGTGACCTGGCCGACGGTCTGCTGGCTTTCGGTGGGTGCGCCATTTTCCGCCACCCAGTAGGATGTTGCAGCGCCGGTAGCCGACGGGATGGCGACGTTGCCATTCAGATCGCGCAGCCAGGTGATGCCGAGCTTGTCCATGACCAGCGCATTGCGCAGAAGCTCGATGAAGCTGCTGCCGAATACTTCGGTGGCGACGGTGTTGCCGCCGGCGGTGGGGGTGCCGACAACCAGGTCGCGCACCATGTGATGCGCTTCCAGGCTGGAGCGATTGGCGCGGTTGATGAACATGCGCGCGACGCTGTTGGCGATGTCGCCGGGCAGCAGGATGCCGCGCGAGAGGACGTCGACCGGGATGGTAACGGCGGCTTCGCGGGTCTTGTCGCGCGAGTCTCCGCGCTTGTCCTGGGCGGCGCGCGCGCATTCCATTTCGAACGGGGCGATGGCGGCGGCATGGAGCGGGTCGGAGGCGGCGAGCAGGGCGCGGCAGAAGCTATAATTCTTGATGTCGCGCGGAGTCATGCCGATTTCGGCGGATTCGGCGGGGCGCAGTGCGCCGCTGTCGACTTGCCGCTGCATGACCTGGGCGCGGAAGGCGTCGATGCTGATGCCATTGTCGATGGCGGCGTCTGCGAGGTCGGTGCACTTGAACTGGCGACCGATGGCGCGGATCTCGCTGGCGCGGGCGCGCTCGGCCTTCAGGGGATCGGCGCCGACCTGGATATCGGCGCTACGGATGACGGTTTGTGCGGCGACCGCCGGGGTTTCGATGACTTCGGACATGGAGATTGCTCCTTGAGGGGTGCCCACGGCGGGCGATAAATCCACCACGCGGTAACGCGCGGCGGGGGGTTCGGTGGTGTTCTGGGCGCGGCCGAGGCCAATAGTGGCGTCGGCGGGGATGTCGACAAGCGAGACCTCAAAAATTGTCCATGACGTAACGCGGTATTCGTCGGGCTGGCCGTCGGCGTTGGCTTTGGTGAGTACGCGCTCGTTGATCTGATAGCCGATACTGACGTTGCGCACCAGGCCGTCGCCGATGTCCTGGCGCAGGTCGGAAAGCGCTTCACGGCGACTGATAACTAGATCGCATTCAACGCGGCCACCGGATACCATCGCCCGCTCAACAGCGCCGATCGCGGCGAGCGGGGTGTTGCCGACTGGCGTGTAGCGGTCGTGGTTGGCCAGCACCGGGGCGCCGTCGTTGAGGCGCGTGAGATCGATCTCGCTGGCCTTGTGGCCGAGGACCTCGATCCATGGATCGTCCCAGTAATTGCTGCGCAGGTACGGGGTTTCAGAGCTGACCGACAGATGCAGCCGCAGCAGGCCGTCTTCACCCTCGGCAGGGTCGGCGGGATCGGCGGCGCGAACGGTGAGCGTGGCCGGCAGGTTGCGATGCAGGACGCCATCGATGCGGCTGCGGGATCCTACGGCGTGGGCGGTTTTGGTTGGCATGGGCGGTAGTGTCTTTCGCTTGAGGGAAAAAAACTAGGCAAGAAATTTCCGCGCGGGTTAATCGGTTTCGACCTGGCGCACGGCTACCAATGGGGCGGCGCGGTGGGACTTTTTGGCGGGCTGCTGGGCTTGGTCGGCTGCTGCCTGTGCATCGGCAGCGGCGGCCTTGCCGGACGGCGCCACGGGGCCATACAGGGATTCTTCGATGGCGACTTCGGCGGCGATCTCGTCGGGGTCTTCGCCGCGCTCGAGGATGATGCGGCGGCGGCTGGTGAGGCGCAGCGAGAGATTGGTCTCGGCGGCCACCGCTTCCTTGACGGGATCGATACCCGCCCAGCGGCGCGGCTGCCAGGTGACGGCGGCGCGGTAGGTGTCGAGGCGGTCCATGCTCAGGCCCGGCGTGGCGAGCACCAGGTAGGGCAGCGCGGCGTCCATGATCTCGGCATGGAGCCAGCGGGTGAGCATACCCTGTACGGCCTTGTAATGCTCGCGCTCGGCGATGATGCCGACACGGGCGCTGGAGTAATTCACGGCCTCGAGGTCGTTGCCCATGCTGACATAGCTGACGCCACGGGCGGCGGACCAGCCGCGAATCTGCTGCTTGACGTAGGTGCCGGCCTCGATGTTCGGCCACTTGCTTTCGAACGGCCGGAAATCGTAGCCGGTGGGGAGGGTGTCGAACTGGCCGGGGACGGTGCTGGCGTATTTTTCGGCGCTGGCGGTGATGGCGGCGATCTCGTCGGGAGTCAGGACTTTGCCGGCGGCCTTGGCGGCGTCGAGCACGCTGCTGACGATGGTATCGGCGAAACCGGCCGGGGCTTCTCCGGTGGGGCTGACGAAGAAGCCCTGACGCTTGGCGGCGTTGCTGCTCGCCACCGCGGCGGACTCTTCGAAATCATGCAGCAGCCACAGGCGCCGGGCGCCGCCGGAAAGCCATGGATAGCCGCGCACCTGGCCGGGCTCGGAGACGATGAAGCGGTGGCGGATCTGGTCGGCAGGGATGCGAACATGACGGCCGACGGTGATGACATCCGAGGTGGCTTCGCCGCTGCGGGTCATCAGCAGCCAGTAGGCGAACGGCTTGCCGTCGTCGTTGATCTCGACGCCCATACGGACGCGCTTGCCCTGATAGTCGCGGCGCAGGGAAACGTCGAGCAGCGACGGATCCAGCAACTGGATCTGGAATCCATACGGACCGGCGCCGGGGCGCAGGCGATAAAGCAGTTCGCCGTCGCGGGCCAGGCTGGCCAGGGCGAGCGATTCGATCTCGCGCCAGCACAGGCCGGAGACATCGGCCTGCGCGCACCACTTGGCGTGCGCGGATTCGATGCGGTTGTTGGTGTCGGTGTCGGGGCTGCCGTCGCGGCGGGTGAGGCGGCTCTGCAGGCGGATGCCGGGCTCGCCGAGGACGTTGTCATCCAACTGCAGCAGGTAGCCGATCGCCCATTCGTTGTTGCGCGCCATGCCGCGGGCGCGGGCGCGCAGGGTGGGCAACTGGCGCGA